CTTTATATGTATGACCACTTGTTCTGTAAAATGGCAACCTTATTTCTTGCGAACCATTACTCTCTAAATAATCTAACAACGTATACCCCAACGGCAACCCCGATGCGTGCCGTGCTTTCAACACCCCATTATTACACACGATGTCCATTGGTGTATCAGGACTTGGAACTGCCTCGCCACCTGCCGCAAATGTGCCTGCTGTTGCCGTCTTAAATGTTCCGCTAACCGTATCATAGAAACCAACAACTGGCACTGTGCCTTTCTGCACTGCTGGCACCAAATTCATTACCAATTCGCCTTGTCCGTTCCACGCTTTGAACGAATATAAATAAATTCCCTCAATGTTTCCGCCAATAGTGCCGCCACTATTCCACCCGTTTATTGTCAATGGGGTTGTGGTTGGCATTGTTCCTTCCGTAAAGGTGCCTGAATGAATCAAGGTTGTTCCTGAATACACCCAGAAAGAACCGTTGTCCCAAATAAACTTGTATTTTGTATTATTGGTTGCTGTGCCAGACGAAGTGAACGCATTACCAAAACCTAATATTCTGAAAGTTTTGTCTGATATGTGTGCAAAACGCAAGCCGCCATTACCACTGCTTTCGTCACGACTACCCAAATATGTTGTTGCGTTTGTCGTCACGCTTGTTGTTTGCATCTCTAACTCATAATGTCCAGCAAAAGTTGGCACAATGTCTGTCAACAAATACGAGCCGTCCATCATATAGATAAACTGCCGTTCAATATAATTATCTGGCAGATTCCGCTGTTCGGTGCCACCGTATGCTTTCACATAGGTCAAAGAATCAGCGATGGCGTCTGGCAACAATAACGGGCTTTCGTCTGGTCCAATAACCACGGTTTCACCACCAGGACCCGAAACGATAAGAACACGGCGAATGTTTTTGCCTGGCGTGATGCTGTTTTCTTTGATAACCAACTGCGTTCCGCCACGCAGGTTGTCAATAGGGTCCGTGACTTCAATCACTTTCCAAACAACCCAACCCTGGCCAAGTGCAGCCGCAGCGTCAATATCGGCCTGGGTCACAGGCAAAACACGCTGAATGTTGCGGGCCAAATTGCCCAACATACGCAAATCAGATTCAGAGCACGCTTTAATTCTTATCGGCAACATATTTTATACCTCTTATTACATAATACACAAATCAAAGGGGCAAAACTGCCCCTTGGTGTTATTTTTTTCCACCTTTTTTCTTTCCACAAGGCATTTTGCCCTCCTTTGTTTTGAACAAGTTGCGAATATGACCGAAAATAACGCTTTCCCGAAAGGTCTTGCGTTCTTCGTATTCCGCACGCTTGCCAATGTTAAAATTGTCCACTGGGCGTATATAACCCATTGAACGACTAAACACTTCACATTTTTGTCTTTTTTTTGTCATTTTACCCTCTTTTTGTTATATTGTGACGAAAAAATCGTCACGCTGCCATACCTTTGACTTCCCAAGCGTATGAATACACATTTGTATTGTCTTTTGCGTTGATATATATTTGTGTTGTAGATATTGGGTAGCACCGCCAATCTGCTGGGTAGAAAACTGATGATTTGCCTCCGTTCCAAGTTCCGTTCACATAATAATTTGTATCGGCCATAGCAACAGGCAGGGTGTATGTGCTCACACCGTTTCGTGTTAAACCCCCTTGTTCTACCCAACCACTGGCGTATTTACGATACCAAGTATAATTATTCCCAGAATTTGGTGTTTGAAACGCAACAACTGGGTCAATTATTCCTGCCCCGCCTTGTGTTGAGCCATCGTGAACCCGCAACTGTTTTTTCTGTGTGTCCATCGTCAATTCACCTTGGGCACCAGTGAACTGATTGTTCTCTGTTGTGGTGCCGCGTCTAATTTGCCATCTTTCTGACATTTTTTACTCCTTACATTAAAGTTTTTAGGTCATAGAAGACCGTTGGTGTTTCTGTCACCAGCCCCATATCATAATCGTCTGGGTCGGTCGGTATCGCCATCAGGGCCCCAGCGTCTTTCGTTGTGGACACCGTTCCTGTAATCGTTCCTGCGTCTTTTGTCACGGACACTGTGCCTGTAATTGGTCCTGCATCGTGGGTCGCGGTTATCGGTGTCGCCTCGTAAATACCACCCATATCAAGGGTGAAATACACGGGCAAAAATTCCTGAATACGAATAATGTTCGCCCAGCCGTTAGTGTTAGTCCCAGAACCGCCGCCTTGTCCCCAGGCAAATTGTGTGCGGCTAAAATCAAGCACCGCCCAAGCACCCGCGACACCGCCACCATAACGGCCACCAGTTTGCCCAACGCCCCAAGAGCCACCAGGTCCCGAAGTTTGAGCAACGACCGTGGAATACGAAGTTGGTCCGCCATTTCCCCAGGCACCGCCTCCACCACCAGCGGTTCGCACATCGTCATTGTGTCCGCAACCACCAGAACCACCGCCGCATAAAATATAGCAATACGCGTGCCATACGGCATACGATGAAACTTTCCAACTTTCAAGGGACGATAATTCACGCGACCACGCAGATTCGGTATGTGTCAACGGTGTGACGCGTCTGTTGATACCAGCAATAAAGCCAGCACCACCACTACCAGAACCACCGTCAGTGTGTGATGCGTTGCGTCCGTTATTTGTAGGACTTCCGCCACCTCCGCCACCCTCGGAATGGCCCGTAGCACCTGTTCCGCCTAATACTTGGTCTGTTGGCACTGGGTAGCCCGTTGGTCCGCCAGTATAACGATTGCTACCGATTGCTGAACTCCAAAGCAAGCATTTTGTGCCTTTATATAAATAAACTGTCTGGGTTGTTTTTCCGCCTGCACCACCTGCTATGGCCTCCGATGTGCGTCCGCCTGCTGCACAGACCGTCACGCGATAAAAACCGTCTGCTGGCACTTCATAAATGACATAGTTGGCACCGCTGACCGATGCCACTTCACTTTCAAGATATTGTGTTGGGTAGGCCCTATCAACTGGAAGTTTTAATGTAGGACCGTGCATCAAAGGGTCATACGGAACTTTCAGCATTAGTAGGCACCCCCATAGTTAGCCACAACCGTATTTGTGGTCACTGATGGGCGGCGTTGGACACGAATAGCAAATATACTTGTGGCGTTTGTTTCAATCGGTGAAGTTAAACTATATTTCAACCAGTTTGTAATACCAGACCAAGTGATTGTTGGAAGATTTGAGCCGCAAGCAATATGTATTTCAAATGTTTTGGCCCGACCCTCTGAAACACCAATGTTGGCTGTGTTGATTGTAATCTGGGTGTCGGCTGTTGCGTCAATAAAATACATTGTCGCATCATCTGACAGATTCACGGTCATTGAATTTGCGGCAAATGTCACATTTTTGGTATCTTGGGTTATTCTGCGTTTGTTGACCCAACCAGCAGTTGCAACTTGTCTTGAAGTCGTGCTAGCCCCAGAATTTGGGTTGACCGCTGTTGCCGTCACTTCACCGTTTGTGCGTGCAGATAACTGCAAGGAATTGTCAATTATGTTATTGTCGCTATCGCGGGTTCTGCACCATATATTTATTAAATTCCAACCAGTTTCGCCGCTATTGTTGATACGGCTTTCAACCCAACCAACATCACGATTATCTGCGTCAACAAATTGAAAATACTTACTTGTGGCAGTTGTTGATGTTGTTGTGTTTTGGCTATGTTTTATATTGGTTGCACCAGTAAAAATAGCAGTTCCTGAAATTGTTGTGGTTCCAGTAATAGAACCGTTGTTGAAAGTGCTATTTGTTATGTTTTGCCCATCAAACGAAATAATTTGTGGGTATGGCGTGAACTCTTTGCTTTGATGGTTCCACAAAATACGACCACCTTGTTGTCCTGCTTGTTCCGCTATGTCCCAAATCTTTGCTGTGATGGCCACATAACCATCATAATCAGTAGGCGGAGTAATAGTTTGGTCTTGAACCCACGCACCATTGACACGGTTATAGGTCACAATAATCGGGTTGCCTTGACCGTCAACCTGCGAAAAGTCCGCGTAATTTGTTCCGTTTTCTGCCGCAGGTGCCACGGTTGCTGCATACATTTTCGCATACCAAACACCCTGGTCCAAAATCATACGACCAGAGTTTGCAGCCAAATCAACTTCTTCTTTGGTTGCCAAGGTGCCTGATTTTGCAGGAACTAACAAGTCATAACCATTGTTGATTTTTGTAATATACGCCGTGCCCGACAAATACAGGTCTTGCCATTTTTTCAGTGACGAACCTATGTCGTATGTATTGTTCACCCAAGGAACCAAACCATCGGTGTCCATAGACGCAAGCAGTGTCACGGAATCATCGTCATTCAGTTTATAAAACCCAACGCCGTCCCAGAACGGTGCGATGGCACACTGAAACGAAGAACTGGCACGCATTTTCAAAACACCTGTCATCGTTGACGAACCGTCCGTGCTAACTTTGCCGTTCAAAGCGGTCTGTGTCGCAGTGGAAATAGGTTTATCAAGGTCAGAAGTGTTGTCGCAGTTGCCTAAACCAACCTGTGCTTTCGTGACTTCGTGTGGGTTGTTTTTGTTGGAAATATGAGCATCTGAAATTTCCTCTAATTCTTCAAATGTCTTGGTGTCGGACGCAACGGCATCACCATCAACGCGGCGTTGCAACGCTGTGAATACGGTCATACCGTTGTATATGATAGCAGACGCGTCAGGGTCAGCACACAGCAACTGAACTGTCATTTGTGACCCTGCGGCTGCCTTGATGACATTACCATAGCCCTCATCAAAATCTATGACCATTTCTTCGGCAAATTCAAATGATTCAACCCTGATTTCAAAGTTTTTAGCAATCGTAATCGCCTGGCCAAACTTTACTAATAATGTAAAACTGATTGTGTTATTGACCGCGGTGTCCAAACTGTGTCCGCAAAGTTTCAAGACCCATTTGGTTTTTGCGGTGAATACGGCTGGGTTCGCAAATGTGTGCGATGCGTTCACCCAAAGTCCGTTTCCAGCGGCCTCAAAAGAATCAGTGAGGTCACGACCATCACCATAAACCGTAGTCGTTTGAATAAGGTCGCTGCCACTCAATTTCCAGTTTTCGGTGCCTTTCAGCACTGCCGCAGCGTTGCCACGATGGTCCGAATACACATCATTCGCATTTGAGGTGCCCTCTGGCATATTTGCAAACGAAGTTGTGGTCCGTTGGTTTTTGATTTCCATAACGGACTTGTCAGCAGGTTCGCCTCTCAAATGTTTTATGAATTTGTTGTCGGACATCTACGCCCCCTTATTCTTCGTCTGTGTCTTTCATCGCATCACGCAAATCTTTCAGTGCTTTTGCAACGCCGTCTTCCCCGATTGGAATACCACCGTCAAATTCAAGCAACAACGCCTGTAAAATAAGATTGTGGTTTTTAATGTCAGAAATCAGGTTTTTAATCGTTTCTGTTGCACGCTTATATTCGCCCTCTTCAAGCGTTCCAATTACACCAAAATAACTACGCTGTAATTCCAACAACGATTTTTGACAGTCCATAATTTCACGGGCCGCCGCCGCTTTTGTCCATTCTTTGTCTGGGACAGGCATCATTTTTGCCATATTCTACTCCTATTTTATTGCACCTTGTTGCCACGATTCAATAACAGAATCAAGACCACTACGCAACCAATCAGGTATGTATTGGCCATAATTGTTTTTGACTGTGTTCATCAAACCGTAGTTCCACATATTACGCAACGGCGATGTGCCTCTACGCAAGAAACTATAAATAGCACCAGAATCTGGGGCGATAGGACGAAATACGGCCCTTGAAGTCATCTCATCTGCAACGCCACGGTTCGCACGCACTTGATTCATAACCTTACGCATCACTTGCTTTGTTTCTTCCGCTGCTTTCTTTGTGACTTTATTGACGGCGTTCATAACCAATTCGCGTTTGTCTGCCTCAACAAGCGTCTTTTTGCCAACTTTCTTTGCGACATCTTTTGCATATTGTTCGGCGAACGCATCAGCATATTCTGGCAATTCTTTTCTGATGGCCTGTTCAACATAATCTTCATAAGGCGCGCTAATTGCTTTTGATGCAGATTTTTGCATACTTTTGCGGAATACACTTTCGCCAACAGATGCACGGTTGATGTCAGACCATAATTGCGGACGCATACCCTTTTCAACACGCTGTGCAATAACTTGCTCTGGCGTTGTGCCAGACCGTATGGCATCGGCAGTGTATTTTTCCAATGGGTTGCCTGATTTTGATAATTGTTTCAAAGTGTTTGCTTGAACGGTCTTCGTTGGAAGAATTTTGTTCAAAACTGCTGGCACCGCATAACCAACCGCCCCGCCAAGTCCCGCTTGTGCGGCCCTGTTCCCAACGCCCTCGCCACGCAAATAACCCTCCAAGGCACCTTGGCCCGCAGAAACCCACGGCATCAAAGTTGCCCCGCCTGTCAAGCCAGTCAACATAGCGTTTCCAGTTATATTTATCGCAGATGGTGCGTGTCTGACAAGCCAATTACTGTCTTTGGTTTCTTCTTTGAATATGCGTTCTGCACCCTTGGCACTATCTCTGGCATTTTTAAGATATTCTTCATACGACTTGTCGCCAAACAAAGAACGAACGCCTGCCTCCGCCTCGTCTATTCCAGCACCAATAATAGGCAGGTTAGACAACGCATAACGAAGTCCTCCGCCAGTGTTTCCACCGCGTTCATAAGGTTCGTTCATTTTATGAAATTTGTCAGTGATAAAATCTTTGATTCTTTCGTCTGTAATACCATTAGCACGACCATCGTCAATCCAACCTTTCAGCATATCAGGTGTGATGCCGACACGGTCAAAATTTTTAATTGTCTGGTCAGAAAAATTGAATCTATCTATTTTTACTGGCATATCAACCACCTTTATTTTGCCGCAGGAACACGATATGCTGCCCACGGGTCTTCGTCTGCTTTTTGTTTTTCGCCTGTAAATTTCCCTGCATCAGCAGTGTTATACATTTTTGCAGATTGCAGATAATTTGGCACAGTGAACGCAGAGTTCCAATAATTCACAAGTTCATCAGAAGTGACAGGAACACCTTGTTCTCTTGCTTTTCTCAAACCTGTTGTCACAAAATTATTACGGGCTTGAATCAACAACTGTTGTAATTCTTCTGGGCTCTTGTTCTTATAGTTATAAAGTTCACCCAACAACGCACGCTTTTCTTCTTCGGTATCTGCAATACGCACAGAACCAGCGGCACCAACAAAATCAAGGGTGGAACCTTTCAAAATGTTATCAGAAATGTCTTGCCAAGTTGTTTGCAGCCATTGTCTTGTTTCTGGGTTTGTAATACCTTTTGATATTGACTGACCTCCACCAATGTATTTGAACGGCGTTGAAATTTGAGAATCGTCCAAAGCAGTGCGAGAAAACATACCAAAGTCAGGAACATTGGCCGCAGGGTCATAACCCACAGAACGACCAAAATTATTGACAGGAACGCCAGCCAAAGATTGACCTCCGCCAGTTCCACCTGTTGCGGTTTTTCCGCCAGCATATTCCATCGGGGTATAGCCCATCAACTGTCTTGTCACTGCATTTTGAACATTACCCATCTCTTTGTCATACTTTAAGATAGTTTCAAGGTCTTTCATTTCGTTTTCGTATTTTTGAGCAGCACGCGACATATATGCGTTCATAGAACCAGACATTCCACCACCCAAAGAACGAGCAAAGTCCGTCAACCAAGAACCGTAGCCCTGTTGTTGAGGAATTGCGGCCAGGGCGTTCAGTAAAGAGTATGCCGTGGTTTCTTTCAGTTTAAGTGCCTCGTCAAGGTCGCGAGTGGCTTGCCCAATACGGTCGCGGTTGGCAACCATATTATCATAAGCATAAGGCATAGAAGAAGTTGTTGCGTCAGTTATGGTTGATGTCTTTTGTGGGCGGGTTGCCATCACCTGAATAGCACCAGTCAAAAGTTGTGTTAAAGCATTATTTTCTTCGTTCATATCAACCTCGTTTAATACTCAATATAGTTCGGGTCATAGATGCCATAGCCGCCAGCGTTGCCAACAACATTTCCGTTGACATCTCTAACCAGTCCATCACCCGTAGCACCATTTGCTAAACTTCCTGCCAACGCAGCACCTGCTGGACCACCAATAAGAGCACCAGCAATCGTTGCAGCACCACTTATCATATTGTTCTTCCAAGCGTTGTAGTTGTTGGTATTTGTGATGTTTGCAGCATTTTGAGCCGCAGCATTTGTCGTAGCACGCTGCAACACATTGTTTGCCATCGCGTTGCTTTGCTGCCAGTAATTACCCTCAATACCAGACAAAGCAGACAAGATATTTTGTATTCTCTGGTCTTCGGAGGTCATAGCATTACGCATACCGTTCGCACGATTTGCTGCAATACTATTCAAAATTGCTTGTGTAGCATTTCCGCGAGCACCACGGGCCATCGCTTGTGCCCCTAAACGCTGGGCATACAAATCGTTGCTTTGGTCAAGCAAATCTTGGCGTGCTTTGAAAGACGCATTATCATAAGACGGGTTTATCAACTCGTCTAAATACTGGGCAATACCCTGCTGCGTGGTTTTGACATTTTGTGATGCAGTAGGTGATAAATTGACGCCGCCTTTGCTTGCGGACCCAAATTCGCCCCAATCATAATTTTCATTGACCTGTGCGGCCTCAATTTTACTCGGTTTTCCCATTTTTGCTACCTCTTATTACATAATACACAAATCGGTCGGTCATTTTGACCCTTTTTCCGATTTTTTCTAATAAAAATTTTGCGGCACGCTGGTCGGTCTTGAATAATATGTCACCAACAGTGTCCGCTAAACGCTGCAAAATTCGGTCACAGGGCACTTTCTTATGTCTGCCAGCCCAACCAGAGCAGAATAACCCTTTTACGCCCTCTGAATCGTCCCTATACACAGCAAAACCACCAACAATATCACCCTGGTCTATAACAATGAACATATCGGCCCCTTTGTAATCGTCCCAAGATTCGTGCATATTTTGTTCCCACAAATCTTTTGCGGACGGAATGTTGTCAAAGACCTGTTCTATTGTCATCAAATGTCCTCTTGGTGAAAATAGTTTTTGTTGAAATACTGTATGTAGCAATACGCAGCACCGCCAGGGTAGATATACCCGCCTTGTCCAGCAGTGCAACCGCCTCCGCGTCCAAGAGCAGATTGTGTCGGCCAGTTTGTGTTTGAACGCGTTCCAGAAGTTGTCGTTGATGTAATCGGGTGGTCATTACTATTCATATCAACACGCATAATCAGCGGCCCAGAAAGTGTAGCCGTGCCCATAGTTCCAGCAGTTGGTGTCCGCGACACAATGTAGCCCCCAGTTCCAGGCCCACACGCAATAGTGAACCCAGGTATGCCAGTAATGGAAGAACCGACACCATTTGCCCCATAAGCATCTACATCAGAGCCAGGGGAATCTGTTGTTCCGCCATAGCCAAGTGTCACCGTGGCTGTTGTGGCTTGTGTCAATTCAAAATAAAAATCAAGCGTGGCACCAACGCCGCCTTTTGCATAGCGATAAAAAATATCGTGCCCTGCCGCCCAGTGCATTTTTGCACCACCACCGCCGCCGCCAATCAAAACAACACGATAAATACCTGGTCCCATTTCAACTGTATGGTTTCCAGCAACAGAAGTGTCCAAAAGCGGGTAGCCCGAAGTATCTACCTCGGTTTCAACACGACCAAAACAATTCAATAATCTTGACATTTTTAGCCCTTTGCTATTCTAACTCTGATTAAACCAGCACCGCCAGCGTTTGCATCAAGCCCTCCACCTATTGGTGTTGACGAGTTTCCGCCCCAACCCGCATTTTCAAGAACTGACGCACCGCCAGTCCCTGTTGTTGTTGCACGAACACCGTTGTTTCCGTTGACCTTGGTTCCTGGGGAACCATAACTGTTTGTCCAGGTTCCATACTCGTCTGATGATTCGTGTGTAATTGTTGCCGCAATACCACCTTGTTGTGTATATGTGGTTCCGTTGACAACAGCAGTTGTGTTTCCGCCAGCGTTGCTCGTAAATGTCCCATAGGTTGATGAGCCAATATCGTCAGTTTTTCCAGCACCACCAGCCCCAACTGTTCCACTTATAACGGTTCCTTTGGTCAGAAAAAAAGGACCAAAATCTGACCAACCAGAACCGCCGCCACCAAAAGGCAAGTGCATATAAGAATCGTGCCCAATATAACGATGCAAGTGAACGGCCCAACCACCAGCACCTCCACCCACTGCGTCAATATAATAAAACCTAGTTTCAGGAATAGTGTAAGACCAAGAACCAGCGGTGTTCTTGCGATACACTACATAATCGGAATTGTCCAAGAAAGTTCTTGTTCTACCAAAAGAGTTCAGCAAGCGGCCCATAGAAACCTCTTATTGTGAAATATAATAATACCAATGTCCGTCAGAATGATTATACATCAACAACAGATTGTATGGCAAAGTTGTATCAACATTCTCACCGTTCAACAAATGACGCGTAATCGTTGACCCATTTTCTTTCAATGTCACACTGAAATTACTGCCCTGAACCGCGATGTTGATTGTGTGCGAGAATTGGTCGCCTTGTGCCACAGACGGAGTATTCAAAGTGCAGTTTCCAGCAGGGGCAAGGAAGTGTTCGGCATTGTCGGTCAATGTCGCGGTGCCCGTAGTTGGCAGCGTCACAGTGATATTACGGTTGAAAGCCGCAACTGTCGCGTCAGTGATATTGGACCCGTCAATCTTCAACGAGGTGTTGGCAATCGTTGTGATGTCAGATTCGTTCTGATTTGTTTGTTGTTTCAACGCGTCAAAGTTGTCATTCAGGTCTGGTGCCGAAATACCCTCGCCCGCGTGAAAGATTTTCATATTTGGCATTGTCATTTTATTCCTCCGCTGCTGATATTAGTTTGACTTGTGCTTTGCCGTTTTGTTCGTGAATCATCACATAATACATACCAGCATTAAAATACTGATAGTAGCCAGTGTTGACATAACAATCAGCCGTTGCGTCCTTTGGTTGTATTCTAACACCTTTATACCAAATTGCAATCGGTGGTTCCAAAGTCATCAGTTCTGGTATAGTAAATATCACACGACATTCGCCCTCCATACCCTCTCTAATAACAATGTTCACTGGTGATTGTGCTGGCACATTCCCAACATAGTATTCTGTGTTGCGGTCCACGATAAAACTTGTATATGCCTGATTCATTTTTACATTTGGTTCGGCACGAACAGCAGCAAAGATTTGTGACAAATCACTACCAGGAAAAGCCAAAATGTCATACGCATCTTCTATGGCCACAGCGTGTTCCACGCAAGTATCGTGCAGCACGCGGAAATTAGCGTTCCATTCTTCCGCTATCACAAAGGACCCGACTGAAAAATTATACAACTGTGTTATCATTTTCTTTGCCCTAATAATCTAATTGTTCGTCCGTCAAGAATGTGTTCTTTGCCTCAACACCAGACACATTTATTTGATGTGTTGCTGCCGTTGTGTAAATGTCTATTTGCAGATAACGCCAGAACGGAGGTCTGTCAATCGTGACCAACAAATCTGTATCTGTTGTTGAATAGAATACGCGTCCACTCAAATCTGTCGGGTCTGATACAAATTGTGACCCATCTTCTGGGACCGTTGAATCTTGTGAATATGTAGCAACATTTGTGACGCCTGCCCTGCTGATGTTTGCCTCATACACATCGCCGCGGTCTGTCGTGAACTTGATTTTGAATATGTTTGTTGACCGTGGTTCCAAAACTATCGCAAATGGGTATAAATGACTTTTTACCGATGTTTGTGAATCAAGCCAAATCAGGTTTGTGCGATAATGTGAATAATAACCCTTTTCGTTCGGAACAATTTGACTTTTTGCGGTCCAATTTTTTGTTATCAAATAAATATGAACCGACCTGTCACAATAGTATTCTTGGCCGTTGAAAGTCACAACGCGAGCATATTTGTTCAGTGTTTCTTCTGTCCATTCGCCAATATCAACATCATAGACCAGGCATTGTCCGCTTTCTTTTGTCATACGGACACGGCGGTCATTCGTGTTGATGGTGACATTTTCAACATCTGTCAGATAACCCTGAATATCGTTTCCAATCGGGTCGTTAAAACCAATCGTGCCGTCAATGTTGTCACGCAGCGTAAAGATATTGTTCGCCTGCGAATCAACATACGCACATTGTCCATTCAAAGTGAACGCGGCGTTTCCAATAACGCCCTTGGCGGTCAGGTCTAATACGCGATAATCATTTTGGCTCGTTCCAGTAATGTTATACGAACGATTGACGCCAAACGCGGTCAACCCGTGATAATTTTCAAGGTGCATAATCTTGTCGCCAGTCGGCACACAGAAAGCACTGGTTTCGGTGGCGTTTTCAAGGTATATCGTTGAGAAATTTGTTGGTTCCCCAGCGACCGAAAACCACACACCAAAGATGCGTTCAGATGAACTGGACGATTTGTATTCTGTGGTTCCGTTGATTGCCAAACGAGCACCGTATTGTCTGATGCTGGTGATTTCTTTAATGTTAGCACCCAACGAAGTATCTTGAATGATAACATCGCCACTATGCCAATTTGAAAAGTCGGTCCAAGTCACACCAGTAATAGTCGGTGTCGCGGCAGCATACATAATAAAGCCAAGATGCGAAGAACCGAACGCAACAGCCAAAGCAAGGTAGTCGCCGATTTGAACCATACAGGTATCAGTGACATCAGATTCGCCAGACCAAGCACCGATTTGCACTTTGACCAAAGAGCCAGAAGTGCCCATAACCAACCACGCTTTGATAACATTTCCGCTTTTTGTGAACGCAATCAGTTGTTCCGCATCGGTATAACCAGATATATTGGCCGAAACCAACCGTATCACAGATTCTGTCATATCTGTAAATTCTTCAAACCAACCAGAAGTGACGATTGAACGCATTTCGCCTGATTTTTCTTTGGACAAGCGAATGTTGTGGGCAATATCAGCCCCTAATTGAGATGCAGAGTTCACGGTATTCATTGTGCGAATACCTTTGAAATCTTTCCACAAAAGGTTTATGTTTTTGGTTGACATTTTTTCTTGACCACCTGTTCATATACTTGGCCTTTATGAAACATAACTTTCGCACCCTCATCAACTTTTTTGACAAGGTTCCGAAAAGGGTTCACAAAGGGCGTTGTTTCAATCATTGTTCAATCTTCTTTATGTTGGCTTTCACGATATTGCGTTGGGCCATTAAATTCTTTAATTCTGTGTCATCACCATCGTATGCCTTGCAAATGGCGTCAATCATATCGCCCAAGGACGGGTATGCTGCCTCGCGGGCCTGACGATAGTCGTATGGCGGAATACTGTGGCGTTCTTCAATATGGTCGGCGTGTTCAATATATTCAATTTCATCACCCTCACCAGTAGTAATCAACGGTTTCCAACCATCAGCCAACAGGCGTTCAAGGTCGTTGTTATAGCCAATTATGCCTTTCCAAACGGTAGGCGGTGTAATCAGTTTTCCGTGGTCAATTTTATACATCATTGTTCATACCTCTGTGCATCATAAAATGGTGTTTTTGCATACTCCAACAAAGAGTTGAGAGCATTGTTAAATTCTTGTTTTTGGGCCTCAAATACTGTCGGTTGTGCACCCTCGTTCAAATATACGCGGGCCAAAGTCACAATACATTTTGCGTATGCCTCATATATCAGTTCTGGCACATTCAAGAATTGGTTTGTTGCTGCCGCGGCAGCACCAGTGTCGTCAAACTCTTTCAAAAACCGTTTGTCAGAACGCGGTCCGATGCAAGCGATGTTTTTATCATAGTATTCAAGTTCCATAAAGTGCAAATTGTCTTTTTCAGCAGGGGCTATGACAATTTCTTCTTCTTCCCAGTCGTGCGTCCATTGTGTCGGACAACCGTCTTTCGCCGTCAATTCAATAGCATATTCCAATGGGCATTTGTTGCCGTCCTGGTCAATTAAAGTCATACCTTTCATAATACCATAAGGCATCGGGTATGTATCGCGTCCTGCTTGCGTTGTATAAACGATTTTTTTACGATTCCAAACCCAATTATACATATCACGCAATTCAGAGCAGGCACGATTAAACGCAATCAGCACTGATGGTGTCACATCACTCATATCAACCACTTGGCGATTGTCTATAATCGCACGCTGGTTCAATGTTTCAATAACAAGGTCTTTATACGATTTCATTTTAGTCCGCCGTTGTTGATACTTTATTCTTCACCTGCGATTCTGGGGTGACCCGCGTCACAGGAACTTCCATTGTGGTATCGCCATTCGGAACAATAACCGATGGTGGCAACACACCCAATTCTTTCCAGTTGTCACGCAACTGTTTGCGATATTCATCATCTTGCAGTTGTGCCATCAACTTTGATGCTTTGTGCAAATTGTTTTCTTGAACTTGCATTTCCTGGCCAACCAAAACCAACTGTTTCAAAACTTCGTCAGACAAGCCAGCAAAGTTATTTATAATCTGCTGTGTGCGACCATCGTTCAAGTAATCTGCTGGGTTGACGCCCATCGCTTGCAACGCACGAGCCGCTGTGTCTTGATACTTTGGCATTGACGGGTCTGCTTGTGCCGCTTTTTCAATCAACGCAACAATGTTCTGCATCTGCAACTGTTCGTTTGCATATTCCCAAGCGGTCTTGACGATATTGCCGTCAATTTCTTCGTTGTCCATCATCTGCACACAATCTTTCAAATAACGGCTGATGATGTTCAGCATAATACCAGAGATAATCATATTTGGTATCAAAGATTCACTGACTGCGATGCGTTTGACTTCTTCTTCTGTCAACGCCTCTGATTTTACGGACAACTGACCGTTGTCAATACCAGCAATTTCTTTTTCCAACTGTTTTGTTGTTTCTTGGAAATTTTGAATCGCAGGTTGTGCGTCAATCTGTTCTTTGATAATTGCGTTCGGGTCTTGCATACCAAGACGATATGTGATGATTTTTCCTGGTTCTTGCTTGACTTTTTGTTCTTCAAAGAACCCTGTCGGGGCATACCGTGTTGGGTTTATCAACAGTTCCACAGCATCACGCGACCGATTATACGAATCTTCTTCGGCCTGGCAGAGGTCAGCGATGTAGAACAATGGTGATATACCACGAGCACCGTTCCCGCGGGCGTGGAATGGGAAATAATACACATCAGGGGTGTAAATACCTTTTGGTGCGAAGAACGCAAGGAAAGTGCGTCCAATAACAACCGCAACATAATTTTCATACGCTTTTCCGCCAATATAAAATGTTCCAAACATCGTCAAAACTTCAATCTGGTTATAACGATATGTTGAATTTGTGTCGTTTTCGTCCTGTGATTCCGCATTTGGCGTTTCCTGTTCTGCAAACTGTTCCATAAACGCCTGACGGTCAATTTCATAGGTCTTGTTTGACAAGATTTCGCGGCGAGTTTTCCACTGTTTGATAATTTTGTCACATTCATAGAAGTCGTCCGTGCAAGGTGTAATCAGTGGGTCATACACAAAATTGCACGGGTCAATACGAATAAAATTCAAGCGTTTGCTGACTTCTTTGCGATACACAAAAGAATTTTCACGAATTGAAACAATAGAATTTGGGTCAACTTCGCCAATATGGTCTATTGTCGCAACTTCTTTTTTATAAACTGTTTTGTATTCTGAACTTGCAACCACTTCGCCAGTGTCCAACATATCTTTGATGGAAACCAAAAGTGTTTTTTTGTTTTCTTGGTCCAAAGCCAAATTATAAACTTTGTCGTGGTTATCTTTGCCAAGTTTCAAATACGATGAAATTTTGTCATAAAATGTTTCATATAATATACCGTATAATTTGTTATAAAATTCATACATACGGTTCAATTTGATATTACTGTGCCAATCTTTTTTCTTTTCTGGCTGCGTCATATTACAAATAGCAGGTGTGGCACGGTCACGAATCACGCGTGTATTATCTTGCACGCCTTGCAAAGGTTTTGCCCAGGCGGTCCAACGAGCAACGACATAATTGCAGATATTATCTTTTTCTGCCTGTGTCAGTTCTCTCTTTTTTACTTCGCTTTGTTCATAATCGCAAACTATCATCTTGAATCACTTTTTTTGAAAAAACCCAAAGGGCGAGGCCCGAAATGTCAGGCCTGCCCTTTTCGGAAAGGTTATGGTTGCACTGTGACAGCACATTTCACAATCGCTGATGGGTGAGATACGACACAACCACAGGCAGTCAATACAGACCAAGCCATTTGATATGTGTCTTCCAACGGCATCATACGGTCGGAAATTTTCTTCACTGCATAATGGGTCGCAGATTTGATACCCGCGAAGATTGTGCAAACCTTTGAAGTTGTTGGCATATTGGAAGATTCCAAAACAACCAAACCAGCAATCGTTCCACGAACGACACCCGCTTTCCACATACCGTTTTTGTCTGTGAAATCGCATTTCACGAACGCAGGTTCTTTCAAGATGAAACGCATAACATCTGGGTTCACTACAACATACCCAACTTCTTCCATTCCACGGTCGCCCGCCAAATCGGACACATTGGAAACAGGAACAGCACCCGCTTTCTTCAAGACGGCAGCCGCTTGCAATAACAAGTCATAGACATCGCCAGATGCAGCGGTTGTTGCATTGAAAGCAGTCAAAGTCGTGCCAGCAGCCGCTATGATTGTGTTCATAACGAATGTGTCAACGAATTTCGCTAAATAATAGCGGGCTCTTTCAATGATTTTTGCCTGGAAGTTCACATTGGCTGTCTTCAAAGCATAATCTTCAAATTTGACAGCACAAGATGGAGTTTCTGTCAACTGTAAAATTGTGTCAGTGACAGCAGCAGTGCCATAAGAAATTGTTCCTTGGCTACCTGCTTGACCAGGTGTCGCATTACGAGTGTAGTAATTTGACACGGAAACAGAAGAATCACTCACCATACGCAGGTGAATCGCGTCCGAATTATCGGCTAATTCAGAAGAGTGGTCAACGGCTATGTGCTTATAGACCCCGACCAAAGACAGGTTCTTCAATAACACACGGGACCATTTTTCCGAAACGGCCTGATACGGTGCTATACCAACCTGTTGTGCATTTGCAGACATATTGTCCTCCATACTATAAGGTTAAATTCAGGTTTCGGAACTCAAAAAATTGTCTGTTCTTGTTGGGCCCAGATGGGTTGTCCGACTTGAATCAGGTTTTCGTCTTCCTTACTACATAATACACAAATCGTGCATCAAAAATTGAATTTTTTTTATTTTTTTACGAAATTTTTTACAAAAAACGCCAAAATTATGAAAAATAACACCCATAAAACGCGTTCATACTTGACCTGGGTGTCTTTTATTTTTGCCTGACACACTTGTTCGGCTGTTTGTCGTTTCCATTCAACTTCGTCTATTTTTGCCAACACTTCTTTCGTTTGACATTCTGGCGGCAGATTTTGCTTTACGGCCACGATTGAAGTTTCTACCTCGTAAAAAGCGTTTTCCACTGGCGTCTTTCGGGAACAACCAGAAAGGCATAAACCAATAAAAAAACTAACAAACAAAAGAACAATAACAGAAAAAATGTTGTCAAATATCTTTCTCATAACAACCTCCATTTTTTCGGGGCCGTAGCCCCTACATTAAAACAGTTCCATATCTTTATATTCTTCTTTCAACTGGTCTTCAATGGACATATCAGCGGCTGGTTTTTTAGGTTCTGCTGCTGGTGTGGCCTTTGGAGTTGTTTTCACGGACACGGTTTTTGTTTCAATTTGTTTGGCAAATTCTTTTTTTGCTGCCTCATACCCTTTATCATAATTGCTCTTGCCAAAGTCCTGAATATACTTTTTGACAGCACGAACATTTATGCTTGCAGGGTTCAGTTTGATAGCCATCGCCATCAGGTCCATACTTTGCTTATCGTTCACAAATTCTGGGTCCTCTTCCGCAATCTTGTCCATTTCTGCCAACGCAGGTTTCATCAAAATTTCTTCCCTGTGTTCGTTGGCACGCATACGAATCTGGGCGGCATTATTCATCATTTCTGCCTCCAAGCGTCTATCTATGCGTGGGTCAAGATAACTGCGGGCCTGTTCCAGCATTTCAAGATTTCCAGTTTTTTGTGCTTGCGACCACAAATACTGTGCCTCTTTTGCTTTTTCAGGGTCTGTGATGCTGTCCAGGGCCTTGTTGATGGCACTGATGTTGACTTCAACAATTTTTTGGTCCACGGCCTTATCAAAATCATCACTGGTGACCTGTTTGATTTCCTGGGTTTCTTGGGCTTTTTCGCCAAGTTTCTTTTCCAAGTTTTTATATGCCTCAATCAAAGCGTCTTGGTTTTTGAATTTTCCCATAATCAGTTCTGGTTCAGTGTCCGCAGGGTCGGTGTCCTTTGGTTCGTCCCCTTTGGCGGGGTCTGCGTTGGCATCGGCGTCTGGGTCTTTTTTGTCAGGTTGGTCTGGGTTCGCATCATCGGGTTTTTTGTCCTCGTTTGCGGGGTCCGCGACATCATCGGCCTTTGGGTCGGTGTCGGCAGGTTGTTGTTCGTCCTGCTTGTCTTGATTTTCTTCTTCAAGCAAATCTTTTTTCACAGGGTCCACATCTTTTTCAATCTGGTCGCCCAGTGCCCTGCTCAAATCGTCTTCTGTGAAATCGTTCATATTAGTCCTCTTCGGTTTGGGTTATGGTTTTGTCTTGAAGTTCTATGATGGCATAGTATGCCATCATAAAACCCTTAAAGACCTGTTCGTGTTCTCTATTCAGCACTTTCGGCCCTTGGTCCGTCAACAGGTAATTCGCTATCGCTTTCACCTCTGGCGTCCTCGCTGCCGTTATCAGTGTTTTCAACTGGTCTTGATTCATCTTCTTCTACCTTTGGTTGTTCAGGTTCAGCAACTTCCGCAGCAGCGACTTCTTCCGCTACTTGTTCCATTTCTGCTTGAACTTCTGGGGTTTCAGATTCAGCAGGAACTTCGGTTTCTACTGGTTCGGCAACTGGTGCATCTTCCACAACTGGTGTGTCTTCCGCAGCAGGTGCGTCTTCGGCAGGAACTTCTGGTTCTGCTTGTGTTTCAGGTTCAGCAGAAACTTCTGGTTCCGCTGGTTCTTCAACAACTTCTTCTTTTTTCTTGCGGCCACGCTTTTTTTGAACTTCTTGTTCCAAAGCAGCGTTTTCTTCTTCAACCGCAGCGATGTCAGCATTGACTGCATCTTCGCCACGAATTTGAACATCAAGTTCAGAAGAAACTTGTGCGGCTGTTTCAGGGTCAAAAGTTTCTTTCATTGTGACATACGGTTGAATAGCCGATGCCAAAGCGTTCTGCCAACCGTGACGAATATCAACGCCCAAAATGTCGTTGAACAACACACGGTCTTTGCAAGCAGCAATAAAGGCCTCTTTTGTGACAGCGACCGTTTTGCTGTAATGTTCGGGACGAGAATGTTTCACCCCGTTGCAGATGGTTATAAAACCACCCATTGAGTTTGGTTCAAAAGAACAACAAATTATCTTCGTTGCCATTTTTTGCCTCCATTTTTGTTATTTCGCGTTCGCAGTATTTTTGCAAACCTCTGCGATAGCGAAGTTCGGTTTGTCTTTGCCTCTTCTCGGCCCACATAAAATAGGTCGTGATATTGGCGTCCTTGGTCTTGTGTTGCAGATATAACTCATAAGCCATACCTGCTCTTTCAGGGTGCTTTTTGATAAGGTGTTCCCATTTTTTCAGTTCTTCCTGTGTCATTACGCGGCCCCTCCCTTGACCAATTTACGCAGAGATTGTTCCCACATCTCTTTTATGGACACCAATTTTGGTTTTGGCGTCTTGACCCAAGTTTCAAGCACTGGGTCATTTATCATAACACAGTATGATGCTGCATCAAAAATATGCGACTTTGCATAGTCAATAGTTTTCAAACCAGGGCGAGCAGCAATCTCAATAACTTTCCCATTTTCATCATAGCCAAGCAGTTTGCAGGCGTGAATAAGATGCCGACAGTTCGGGTCCACCAATATATGTGGCTTTCCGTCAACACCCTGAATATGCCAATCAAAGTTGTTGATGCGATTGCTTATGCTCGTATTCGTTTTTGGAACCTGAAAATCAAATCTGATGCGTTCACGCGTCAAAACCTGCTCAATAATCGCATAATTGGAATACTCCGAATTTGACGAACGGTTCCTCCCAGACGCATCACCATTTATTATAAGTGGGCGTCCGTCATATTTTTCACGATAAAGTTTTACAAATTCTTCTGCTACTGTCGTTGTTGACGCGTTTTCCAATACGATTTCGTCTGAAAAATAGAAATCGTGGGACCCGTCCCAGTGGCATATAACAGAGCATTGAGGGTTGACATTGAAATCAAGCGACCAGATGATTGCGTGTGATTCGCGTCCTACACCTATATTCGCCTCGGAGTTCCACGAACGCACGACAGGGAAGTCAGTGGCTTTGCGTATATGTCCAAGATAAATATCGTCATAATCGTTTGGACGGTTCTTTTTCATCAGGAAAATATCGTGTAAAATCGCAGGTGGCAATAAGAACGGGTTATATCGGAAATCTTTGTAGCAGACAAAGGTGTCGTCACGGGGCTCTGCATCGGGGCCGAAGAGTTGTTGAACAATGTCAGATTCATCAACAGGGTTTGCAGAGATGATGATGAACGAGCCCTTGGTTCGTATAGTCGGGACCAAACTTTCCCAACTTGATTTGCTGACAGATTGGCCCTCTTCCAGCCAGCAGATGTCAATGTTGGTCATTGAACGAATGTTGTGAATACCCGTTTCCTGCAACCCCTTGAAAATGAAAGAAGTCCCATTTGGGGCTTTGATGGTGTCGTTATAGATAACATAAGGCAAATTGTAGGTTTTGATAATGTCGCATAATTGGGCGTGAACAGAATCTTTGATGGACGACATTGTTTGACGGGCACACAATATACGCAGTGGTTTCATCAGGCCCGCCACCAACAACGCCTTTGATATATTCGTTGATTTTGCCAAACCCATACGGCCTGTCAAATATGCAAGGTAGCGATAGCGATACTGATGTATGTTCAGAATGATAGGACGAAAATCGGCAATAATGTCCATTTTAATCATCGCCGCCCTCCAAAGAAAGTTCGCTTTTTAAGCGTTCATACATTTGTTCGGCGGTTTCTGGTTCAATCGGTTCGTCAAGGGAGGGAATAAACCTGATTTCAATACCATCGGAATCAAATTCGTCATCGCCTGAAACTTTACTCAACGCTGTGACGCCTTGCAGGGCCTTTACTGTCGCCTCCAACAAAGCACGGTTTGGGGTCTTTCCATCTCGGCTCGCCTCCATCAAACGCGATTCCAAGTGGTTCAACATTATGTTTTCGTCAAGTTTCTTTATTTTCGTCAGCCACTTTTTTTGGCCGCTATTTTCCATTTCAAGGCAGAACGCGTTCCAGCCCATCAGCGGCAAATCGCGGAGTTCGTCCAGGAAATAAAGTCGGGTGGCACCGCCAACAGAGGAATCGTGTGAGAGCATCTCGCGGAATTGGACGCCTGGGTGCAGGTCCGTAAGTTTCACCGCTGCCAAGTAATAAAGTTCGCCGTTCATTGAGTTCCTTTCCTAAACCAAGTCGGGGGTCGTGTTTTTGATTCTCACGCTTTCCTGGTCCCCACCAGGTGTCCTCACCACCTAGACGAACCCCCATTTGTCCTCGGACATTTGTCATTCTTACAGATGTATATACAAAAGTCAAGCGATTTTTTTCAACAGGGGGTTCAAAGGGGGTGCAACCACCTTTCCGTCATTATCGTCAGATTGAAATTTTGGCGTATGTGATGGACCTACAAAAACACACACAACCCCACGCACCCCCCCTCGCACGCCTGCTGCTGGTCCGCTGGTCAACTTGACAAATCGGTCGCACCGTCAACACGCAGGGCCGCACGGCTGCACGCTGCACGCTTGACAAAAAAAATCACGCGTCAAGTTTATAACAGTTGACACAAAAAGCAATTTGACAACGCGTTTGACCGATGAACGCAGCACGCAACCGCGGTTTTTGACCGCAGCACAAAAAATTTGACCGATGCACCAAACACAGCAACACCGCACAAAATCAACAAATTTGACCTATTTGACCAATTTGACCAATAAAAACAACTATATGAACGCGAATAAAAATAAATATATATAACTTTTTTGTTTTTTTGCGGTCAAATCGGTCAAATCGGTCAAAAAGTCAACAAAAACGGCCCTTGCACGGTTTGACCGAATACGAATTGCAGCGGTCAAAGAGGTCAAATGACCTTGACGCAAACGGTCAAAAAAATTTTTTTCATATTTTTTCATTTTTTTTGTTGACACCGTGTTTTTTTTCTGTTATACTGTAAATGTCAAAAAGATTCAAACAGCACGCAAACGCAAATGACGCCTGGCCTTGAATCAAATTGACCTTGAACGCAAAAAAACAAAAAACAAAGGTGAAAAAAAATGAAAAACACACAAATCAAAAAATATGTTTTATTCGTTGGACTGTTTGACAAAGACACAAAGACGCAAAAAATTGACACGGTCGCGGCCTGCAATTTGATTCAAAATATCATATTATCAAACGGCCTTGACGGTGCAACTATATCAAACGCAACTGGTATTTATAAACACGATGACGGTCAAATCATTATAGAACCGTCCGTCCGTGTTGAATTATTGTTTGCAACTGATAAACAAATCAAAAACATTTGCACCGCGGTCAAAAACGCACTGAATCAAGAGTCCGTGGCCCTTGAATCACAAATAATTGAATCGCGTTTGGTCTAACTTTGGACCGAACGCACCAAACAAACACAAAGTCAAAAAAGAGGTGAAAAAATGACTATTTATGAATACGAACGCAGCAAACGCAACAAACAAATCAAAAAACGCGTGGCTCTGGTGGCCGCAGCGGTGGCAATCGTGGCCGCGGTGGTGTGTGCATACAGTCAAGGCGTCAAGGCAGGCCGTGCGGCTGGTGTGCTGGCCGCGTTTGATGATATGACCGCCTGCGTTGACAATGGTGGCAGCGGCTATTATACCACCGCAACAGGCGTTCGGTGTATTTATGAATAAAAACACGGTTTTATGTTGCAAGGCCCGTTTGAGGCCCTGCAAGATAAAATCACGGTGATTTTATCAAAAACAAACAAAAACACAAAAAGAGGTGAAAAAATGATTTTCAAAGTAAATGACTTGTTTTATATTTGCAAGGTTGGCCGTTGGCGTGAGGGCTTTACGCACTGCGTCCAGGTGTGCAACAAATTCGGTGAACCGTTGGTCCGTTCGTGCACCAAATATTATAACCGCACCTGGGAAAAATACAACTTTCAAAGTGCTATGATGAACGCACAAAGGGCCCTTGAACGCAAATTGGACCGTTGCAAGGCAGGCCGTGCGTGGTGCAATTATCGTTGGGAAAATTGGACTGCATACGATTTTGAAAATGAACCGCAGCAAGGCCAATTAAATTAAAAAAAAGAGGTCAAAGATGACAAAAACATTTGATGAGTGGCCGTTTTATTATGGCGGCCGAATCAAGGTCAAAATAAAAAGATTGTTTGATACAGACACGCAAAAAACCGTGGCGTTTATCGTGGACCTGCACAAAAACAAAAAAACCGTGATTCAAACGCGTCAATTTGACGCAACCGAATACGCGGCCGCGTATAAATACGCACAAACACTATTGAATAATACAAAATACTAACAAAGAGGTGAAAAAATGACACAAAATTTTGATGATACTATCAAGGCAATTCAACAAACATTTGATTTTGATGAGGTGTTTGAACTGATACAGACGGCCGCAGGCGTTCGCGTGTTTTTTGATGATTCGCGTGCGTGGTCCCTGTATTCAATAGATAAACCGCACGATGAAAAAACGCCTGGTGAGGCGGCCAAATATGGTGCATATCGTGCATATTTGGGTGGCGGCGTCCGTGGACCTATAAACTGCAATTTGACTGGTGGCCTGCGTGATTTGTTTGTTGCTGCACTGCGTCAAATTGAGGCAATTATAAACCTTGATGACGGTGATGAACCGTGGGAAAAATCAACTGGTGTTTTATTGGACCAATAAAAAAGAGGTGAAAAAATGAAAAAATACAAGATGACCGATGACCTGCGTGCGGTGTGCAGGTCAATAAAAAAAGATTTTCAAAATGACCGTGTGATTTGCTATTTGTGCAACAGTGCAATTCGCACCAAAGATGAATTGAACCGTATTGTGTCGGTTGGTATAATTCACGCAACTATTTTGGAAAAATACAACTTTGAACTTTGGGAAAAATAACAAAGAGGTGATACGATGACACAAATAAAAAATGAATACAGGCGTGCATATTTGCAGCGGTGGGAAAAAATACGCTACGCACGGTCAAAGGGTTTTAATGACCACCTTGCGGCCCTGGTGGCGTTAAAACTGCTGGCCCGTGGACTGGCGGCCGATGAGGTCCGTGAGGCCCTTTATATGTTGGCCGCGGACGGTGTGTTCGGTGTGATGATGACGGCCAAACAAAAAATAGAGGTGATACGATGAATAAAAAACAAATGACACTACAAACGATTTTGAATAATTGCACGAACTGCGAACTTGATTTGGACTGCTATGATTTGACCTTGCGTGATTCGCAAGATGAGGCAGACGCAGGCGGTTTTTGGGACCTGGCAGGTGATTTGGCGGACTATTTTTTGGAAAGTGTGCAGACGCTGCAAACAGACACGGACCAATTCAACTATGCACGGACCGAATTGCAAAGTTTATTATATAACTTGTTGGTGAGTTATAGAACGCGAAAAACAAAAAACAAAGAGGTGATACAATGAAAATAACAAGGCAACAAATAGAGGCGTTGGACACGCAGACGCTGTTGAACGCTGTTGACTGGCTGTTTGATTCAAACAGACGGTTTGAATTGAGTGGCACTATCGGCCGAATATCAAAGGCAAAGGCCGAATATGAACGGGCTATGACCGCCTGCCGCAAACACTGCCTTGAACGCCTGTTGTATTTGGCAGAGGCGTCCGCAGGGCGTGCGAATATTGCAGACACTGTTGAGGTGTGGCCGTGTCCACGGTGTGATTCGTGCGGCTGGCCTGTGATTCAAAATTGCGGTGATGAATACACGAACCTATGCCCTGTTTGTGCTGGCGTTTATCACACTGGCCCTGCTGCGGCAGAATATATCAAACAAAAAGCAAACAAAGAATAGAGGTGATATGATGACACAAAAAACTATGAATTATACAAATTGGTCCACGGCCATTTTTCCAGGGTTTTATGAAAGTGAACTTTACAACAGCGACACCATATACAACATAAATGAGGCCCTTGATGAGGGTGAACCGCCTGTGGACTTTACCGATGACGGTTATAAAAAATTCTGTGAAAGTGTTGCAAGGCAGGCCGCAGAATCATTGGCGGACGCACTTGAACTGGACCAAGATGAGCAAAAAATTATCAAGGCGTCAAGATTCAAAAAATTGTGGTCCCCGCGGTTTTATAATTTTGACACGGACCGAATTGAGTGCGAACTTGATATTGACTGGGACGCCCTTGTTGAATATGTCAAAGATGAATCATACGCGTTCGCGGCATATTTGAAAGATAATTTTACAAGTTATGACGGTTTTATATCATTTGTGCCAAATACCACAAACGAATTTTGGGACAAATTGGACACTGATTTTGACCGCCTGGCCGATGTTTTAATTGAATTTTATATTTTGAATCACCTGGACCAAGATTGGTGGCGTGAATCATTATATGAAATTGCAACAAATACAATTTGGCAATACCTTGAACCCGTCAAAGATGACGATGAAAACAACAACAAATAACAAAGAGGTGATGAAATGACAATAGAAATGATTTGCAATAACAAAGGCGTGATTGTGCGACACAAAACAAAATGGTATTTGTTTTCATACGGCACGCCAATTATGTCCTGGGACTACCGCACTAACAAATTGTGGCGGCACTTCAAAAACAGTGAACTTGTATCAAACACAACTTCGCGGCACATACACGAATTTTTGGACCAAATACCAAAGTATTTTGAATACAAAAATATCAAACAGTTTGTGATGAACTTGAACTACAAGGAGGTGGCATAATGCAAAGATACGGCACACACTGGAAATGGCAATACAAGGCGGTTTTATACGGTGTTTTTGACGGTGATGACCACGAATACTATATCAAATGCACACTGCGAACCAAGCGTCCGCGTGAGGCCGATATTGAAAAATTGTTGAACCGATACAGAGGCAATTATAGAGGTTTTGACGGTTTGATATTGAAAATAACCGATATGGCCGAATTGACCGTATATGACGCATATTCATTTTAACAAAGAGGTGATACGATGACCAAAAACGAACGCCAAGTGATTCAAGAGGTTTGTGACTATTTTGAATACCACAATAAAAACTGCACACTGGAACAGGACTTTCAAATTGACCGTTTGCGTGGCCTGTTGATATTGTGGCGTGATACCTACAAGGCACAGGGAAAGACCGAGGCGGCTGCTGCGGCCCGTGCAAAGTATTATAAAAAATACAAACGCACACACAAAAAGCAAATCAAAGAACGCCACAAAGAATACTATTTGGCGAACCGCGAACGCATACGGCAGCGGCAGAAATTATACCGTGAAAAAAAATTATCACGGTTGTCGTAAAATCAAAAAAAATATGATATAATGAACGCGAACACAGACAAAGGAGTTTAATATGTTCAAAATTGTAAATGGTGCAACTATCAAAAGAAACACAACCTGGGTTGGAATTATATTTGGGTCCCCGAAATCAGGAAAATCAACACTTGCCGCCTCTGCGGACACACCAATTTTGATTGACCTGGACCACGGTGCACACCGCATCGCTGGAAAGGACCGCACAGGCCTTGATATTGTTGAGTGTGATAACTGGGACGATTTTGTTGCTACTGTTGCGGCACCAGAATTGAAACAATATAAAACAATCATCGTGGACACATTTGGTGCTGCGGTTGATATGATTATCAGGGACAAATTTTCCAATGTTATGAACCCTGCGAAATGGGGTGCGGTGAAAAGCGAAATAATGTCCGTATGCAACCAGTTGAAAATGACGGGGCGTTCGGTATTGTTTTTGGCACACGAAAGCGAGGAAAAAAGCGATGACAAAATCATCAAGCGTCCACAGTGCCAAGGCAAGGCCAAAGATGAGTTGATGAAAATGTTGGACTTCATCGGCCACACAACGAAGAACGGCACGGACTTTGTTTTGGAATTTGGCGGTGATGATTCAATTTATGTTGGAAACACTTTCAACTTCGCGAACCGTTATGTATTGCCTGATGTCCGCACTGAACCAAACACATTTTTCAAAGATGTTATTGAAAAGCAAATCGCTGACTTTTTGGAACAGGACGAAAAAGCAAGTGAGGCCCTTGTTGGTGCGATGAACGCTGTTCGCGACCAAATCAAGGACTGCAAAAAAGCCGAGGACTTTACGCACTGTGCGGCAAATATCGCCACCACTGCTGGGTTGACTGCTGGGGCTGCGTTGAAATTGAAACACGAACTGATTGACGCGGCTGACGCTGCTGGGTTTGTGTATGACCGCACTGCTGCTGGCTTTATTGCGAAACCTGCTGATACCACTGAACCAAAGGCCGAATAAAATGCACTTGTTTTTCGGTTTAGGAATAGTATGCTTTATCGGTATTGTGATTGGCATACTTAAAGAGTGTGGTATTTTATAACCAAAGGAAAGAGATATGCCGTGGAAAATAACACCGTCCCTCTACAATTCGTGGCTGTTTTACAGATACCCGTTGTTTGACAGGGACGAGGAACAGGAAAAAGCCGCACACGATGAAATGTTGCGTGTGTTGCGAAAAGAACAGGCACCAGAAACACCAGAAACAGCCCGTGGACACTTGTTTGAAAACTGGGTTGAAATGCTGGCGACTGGAAAAAAATATGAACTGGACGAACTTGAACCCGATGAATTGGCCTGTGCAAGGACCATCGCAACAAATTGCCGTGATGGTATATTCCAGGAAAAAGACGGACGCGAATTGCCATCAGGAAATTATATCTATGGTGTGGCGGACTGTATTTTGCCAACGACAATCGTGGACTTCAAGCGTGTCGGTGCTGGAAAATACGAACAGGGAAAATACCAAAAAAGTATTCAACACCTGGCGTATATGTATATCTGGGAATCAAAGCGGTTTGATTATTTGATTTGCGATGGCAGCGATGAACCGTTTGACGAGTTTTATACCTGGACAAATGGGTCATTGGGCCTGTTGGAATCACGAATTGCGTTGATGATTCACGATATAAACTGCGACCCAGAGTTTGCCTCTGTGTTCGCTGAAAACTGGACTTATAACAAAGAGGAATCAAAATGAAAAAGATAACCGAACCAAAAGAAACAATGATAGAAAAAATCAAAGATTGGGTGTGGTGGTATGGTGCCGAAATAGTTGCTATTACAACGGTGCTTGCGGTCTGTGCAGCGGTATTGTTTGTTGGAAACTTTGCAGCAAAACAAAAATGCTACAAAGCGTATGCACAATTCAACCCTGAATATGTCGGTTTTATAACTGGCTGTATGATAACCGTGGACGAACAACGCGTTCCTGCTGATGCGTTGCGTATGACAATATAAGGAGGCCAAAATGGCGTTTAGAAACAGAAATATGAGTGTGATTGCGTATGCAAACGGTTTTACTTTGTGGCACTACAAGGCCGATGAGGGCGAAACTTTGAAAAGTATTATTGACAACCCAAAATACTTTACACCAATCTATACCCTGATAAATGTTGGCGATATTATTATCATCAACGCAGAGGAAACAGGTATGCGTGTTATTGACGAAATCAAGGGCAGCGAACTTGTGAAACTGGGAAACTTGAAATAGTGGAGGCAATATGAAAACCTTGAATAGAAAACAAACCCGTGCCACAATATATCACAAGCCAACAAAGTATATGGCGGTGAAATATCGCGAGGACTTTACGATGATTGCTTACATACACCCAACAAAGGGTTATCGCGGCAACAAAAAAGCCATCGCCGAATATCGTGCTGCGATGGGGTATAAATAAGATTTGGTCCAGGGACAATAACCCTGCCCGTGTCTAACAGTATGCGTGAGGCGGCAGTGGGCTCATTACCCAAGAACCGCCAACTGGAACACCCACAGTCCCCCGAACGGTCGGGCGTGGCTGTGGGACAAGATTGGGGCTGCCTGTGCATCACCTCGCAGGCGTTGCGTGGCCCTGCCAGTGGCTTGCCCCAAAACTGGCACTTTAACCAAAAGAAAGGAGTAAAATATGTTCAACAGAATCAACTACAAAGACAGATATGAAAGATTGTATGAGGAACACAAAAGATTGTGGGGTATGTTCCAAACAAAAATCAACGAAAACAATATCGCCCGTGCACATTTGGGACGCATCTGCGAAATGAACAATGTTCGCAATATGAAAATGTTGGCCAAAGGTGCGTTGAAAGATATGGGAAAGTATTATAAGGCGGTGTAAGATGAAAGTGTGGTGCTGTAAGTGCCACCGTGAAGTTGAGGCAGAACTTGTGGGCGGTATGACTTTATACCCACGCCGTCCTGAATGTTGGAAAGATAAATACTACCAATGCCCACACTGCCTGAACTACGGACTGGCCCAATGTTTTAATGGTGTATGGAAAGCCAAGGCATACCCAGCGGACCCGTTCCTGCGTGCCGAAAGACAACGGCTGCACGATTTGTTTGACCCGCTGTGGAAAAATAGTGACCACCCCAACGCATCACGCACAGGTTGGTATAAATATATGTCAATCGGTATGCGAAAGGGCGAAAATTATGAATTTCATTTTGGTCATTTGTGTTCGTTCAAAGAGTGCAAAGCCGCAGAAAAACTGATAAAAAAAATTTATCGCAAACAAGGGTTGAAATTCCCAAAAAATATATTATAGTGTAAATATATCACGCAATAAAGGAAAGGGTATTGCAAATGGCAAAAGAACTTTTTATAACTGATAACCCCCAGATACTTGAACAAAGCGAATTGTTCTTTCCAAAGGCGGTGTTATCACGGGCTGAATTAGCCAATATTAAACCAGACGAATTTGTTGATGTTATACTTGATGGTGGCGATACTGAAACGCTGGACCAATTTGTCAATGCAAAAAAATCATATTTGCCAAATGGTCTTGATTTTAACACCAATCTTGATATAATGAACAAAGCGTTCAATGATGGCCGTGTGGCGTATGAAATGCCTGTTCCAAAAGCCCCGTCACCAGAGGACGACTACCTATCGGGGGACACCCTTTCCAATCTGTCCCCCGACCAAAATCTTGACAATTACATTGAAAACGAAATTCCGTTAGACCAACAGATTGCTATTCTGCAACCGCTTATTGAGGGTAAAAAAGTCGGTGCAGGGTCCATCGCCGAACTGACAAGCCAGTTGGTGACCCTGTGCCAGACGCATACTTTGTTCGTCCGCGATACCGTGACGGGCTTGTATAAGTCAATCTTCGCAAAGCGACCTTTGATTGCAGAACACCAGGCCAAGACGATGTTTGAAACGCACTTCTGGGACAAGTTGGCAATCAAGACCGTATCGTGGGGCGTTGACAAAGACACTGATGAAACGGTAAAAAAGGTCAAATACCGTGAAATCAAAGCAAACGAACTTGACCTATTATGGAGGAATATAGGAATGTATAGCACTTTCAATTCACGCAAAGAATTTTATGACAACATACCAGAATGGGACGGCGTTGAACGCATCGGGACATTTATGAAAAAATACTTTGAATGCGATACAAACCCAAACTTCTTTTTGTTGATGATGACCAGTATTGTCGCAAAGTTTTCCCCACGCAACGATTATTGTCCATACTTTTTTGACATCGTGTCCAAGTCCAAAGGTATTGGAAAATCGTTTTTGTGCCGCCGCCTGATTCCAAGTAAATACTGCGGCTTTTTGACAATGGCAACCCGCAGCAAAGACGATTTTTATGTGAACGCATACGATGGAAACAATGTGATTGTCGTTGATGACGAGTGCACTTGGGTCGGCAAAGGCAGCGGAAAAATAGATATGGAACAATTCAAGACATTGGTGACGAACCCACAAGACAAGTTTTCACGCAAATTCCAAGACCCAGAATTACACGACCGTTCGTTCATAATTGTTCGCACTTGCAACGATGTCAATCAGGTATATGCGACCAATGAACGCCGCCAGATTATCTTTGAGTGTCACTTGAAAGAACAAGAATGTCGCATCACAGAAAAAGACCTGCCAGACGAATTTTTTCAACAAATGTTAGCCGAGGCAAAAGCGTATTATGTCAAACACGGCGTGTATAAATTGACTGATAACGACCGTCTTGATGTCAAGGAAAACAACCTGAATAATTACAACTGGGAAACAAAAGAAAACTTTGCGATTTTGGGCTATATCAAAGCGGTCCGTGCCGAACCAGAAAAGTGGGGTGCGGAGTTGGAGGCCAAGAAGTTCGCAGTGGACAAGTGGGGTTCATACCAGAAATACACCGAATGGTGCGATGAACACCGCAAGGTATGTCTGCAAAGCCGTGCGTTCTGGCGGTCCGTGGAGGCCCTGGCCGAACTGCCCGAAACTCACATCGCCATCTTGACAACTGGAAAATACGATATGGCCTCTGGCGGCCGTGCCCGTGTCTTCCGTATTGACCCGTTGAACGATGCAAAAAAACAACAACAAGAATTTGATGAACTGGACGATTTGCCACTATAACCAAAGGAGGAAAGAGTGAAAATCATTTGTGGAATACCGAATTGCTCTCGGTGCAAAAGAGCAAAAGAACAGATGCCCGATGCTGAATACATAGAGTTCACACAGGACGACAATTTGGGCGCCTTGCTGAACTTCTGCCGTGCCATCGGTGTATCGCAAATGCCAATCATAATAACAACTTTGGAGGACCAATAATGAAAGAAACAATCACAACAATCGCCAAATGGCACGAAGAAACTTTTCCTGACGCAACGATGGAAGACCAGTTGCAAAAATTTGACGAGGAAATGGAGGAATACGAACGCACCCCGACATTAGAGGAACTTGCAGATATGTTCATCGTTTGTTGTGGCCTGTGTCGTTTTGACCTTATTGTTGCTATGTCTTATTTTACAATCGTTGCAACAACATTGAACGAAAGAAAAGAGTTGTATGCCAGTGCCATATTCCCAGCAAAGGTTGAAGAAAAGATGGCAAAGAATCGCAAACGCGTTTGGGAAAAGACACCACAAGGAAACTATCATCACACAAACGAGGAACTATAATGACCACGATATATCAAGTAGTCACGCTTGGTGGCATCGTCAAAGGAACCTTTGTATTCCTTGATGACGCCAAAGCGTTTATTGAAACAAAAGAACCACTGTGTCGCATAATTCCGTTGACAGTGGAAACAACAAAAACAACAAGAGGGAGGAAAAGCGATGAAAGAAAAAAATGATTATGGTATGTATTCGGGTGCGTTTATCTTTGATATATTGGACCGAGAGGCGTTAAAGTATGTCAAAGAACAAGCACAACTACCAAAAAAAGCAGTATTGGTCACAGAGCAAGCAAGCATAAGTTTCAGACGACAGTTGTGCCGAAAAAAATACATTACCATTAGCCATTCGTATCACGAGGTCCAGTTGTTTTCTACACTTTATTACTGTATTGTTGATGTGTATGACCTTGACAACAAACTTGTTGCCAGTGCGAATTTTACATTTACATTGGCAACCAATCATTGTGAGGTGAAATAATGTTGTTTTATTTGGTCGTAAAATATCTTTGCTGGTTGTGGGCTGTCGTGCCTGACGATGCCGCAATAACATTGTTTTGTGTAATATCGTTCTTTGAAACGGTGTTTGAGGTTTGCCTTTTGGTTGCTATGATTGGTTCTTTTACACCAATGTCACCAGAAGAACACCAAAGAACATTGAAAGAACTGTATGAATCTAATTTGTTCAAAGACAAAAAGGAAGAAAAATGAAAGAAAAAATAACAAATATAAAGGAAGTTCACGATGTTGAACTTAAATGCGATGAAATATGCCGAGCAGAGGGTTATTTAATAGAAACAGAAAAAGCAACTTATTATTTTTTAATTGACCAAGACCAATGTTGTTGCGAATCTTTTGGGTATTTATCAACACCTGACGATTTTAATGATTTTATTGGTGCCGATTTGTTGTCTATAAAACGAGTGACCGTCAACGATTGTGTAAAACAAAATGATTTAGAAGAAAGAATGAATCAAAAATATGACCCTGCACAAACAATGTTCATAAACATAGAAACTACCAACGGTTTATTGCAACTTGCTGCATATAATGAACACAATGGTTATTATGGTCATTATGTAATAATGGGTCGTTTAGAAATAATAGAAAACGATTGCTTATAAAACAAAAAAAGGAAAGAAAAATGAGAAAAATTATATTATCACAAGAGGGTTGCAGCAAATGCAAAACATTGGCATCGCAAGTGCCTGACGCAGAGGTTGAAACCGACACTGCAACAATTATGAACTTGGCTCGTGCGTTGAATATACGCGAATTGCCAATCGTTGTATTGACGGGCACACCATCAGAACTTGCGGAGGTGTTGAAATGAAATTTACGGTTGCAGAACTGCTACAAGCAGGAAAAAATGTCTGGGTGTTTGACCAGAACGACCCAGCCGACACAATTATCAAACGAAACCTTGAAGACCTGTGCCTGAAAGTGAACGCACTGGGTTATCGTCCACCAATGTATGCGTCATCGTGCCTACGGTCTATCGCAGACCAACAACGCATCAACCCGTCCGCTATGGGCTCGTCCCATCTTTACGGTTGTGCCGTGGACATCAAAGACCCTGATGGCAAACTTGCTGCGTGGGTCAAAGCAAATAAGGCCAGGTTGGAACAGTGCGGACTGTGGTGTGAAAACCCGCAATACACCAAGGGCTGGGTCCATTTGCAGACCTATGCACCAAAGTCAATGAACCGATTTTTTAACCCATAAAAAATTTTTTGGCTTTGTCGGAAAAACAAAAAAAATATGTTATAATAGAACTGTCATAAGCAACCAAGGGAGTGAAATATGACGAAAAACTTTGACAACGCACAACTGCTTTCATTTGTTCAAAGAGTTGAAAAACTCAATGAAGACCAGGCAGCCATCGCAGCCGATTTGAAAGAAGTTATGTCAGCAGCGAAGTCCGCGGGCTATGACCCGAAATACATCAAAAAGATGGTTGAACTTCGCAAAATGGACCCTGACGAATTAGACGAACAGGACGAATTGACCCGTATGTATCGTGATGCGTTAGGAATATAAAAAAAACAATCAAAAGGAAAAACAATGAAAACACAAGAAACCATAATTAAAGTATTGAAGAAAGAACACAAAAAAGGCACAACCAATTCTGGCAAAGAATGGGAAACAGACGAATACACGGTTGAAGAAGATTTGGAACGCGAAGACGGGTCTGTCAGCGAAACAAAGTTGATTGTCACTACATCACAGGCGGTTGGCAATTTAGATGTTGGCGGCGTTTATAAAGCGGTCATATTCATCACTTCCCGTGAAACAGAAAAAGACGGAAAGAAAATCATTTGGAACTCGTTCCGTGTCACCCGTGCTGAAAAAGTTGGCGGCGAGGCACCAAAAGAAGAACCTGCCACTATCGCACAAAGTGTGAATGACGAAATTCCGTTCTAATCAAAGGGGGAAAAATTGAAACTGATTACGGCACAAGAAGTCGCAAAGATTATGAACTGTGCGGAAAGCACAATTCGCACGAACGCTGCAAAGGGAACCTTGGGCTTTCCTGCCGTCAAGGTTGGGAAATTGTGGAAGTTCCGCGATGAAGAGGTCTATGAATATGTGTATGGCAAAAACTGGAAAGCCGTTGTGTTTGGTATTGTCGGTGAGGAACCAAGCATACCAGAGATTCCAGTAAAGATGGCACCACCATCAAAACCATTACAACTGGACCCTGAACCTGTCACAGAACCAGAACCGAAACCCGTGCCGATGTCTGCACGCCCTGTCAATGTGATTCCACTGGGTGCCCAGGAGGTCAAGTTTGAAGAATAAGGACACCTTGCTTTTGGCGATAGCCAAATTCACAGACGAACTGAATAAGGTTCGCGAACGCCTTGAATGGACCAAGACCTGGTTAGACGCCGCGAACTTTATGCAGGAACCGTCCCTGTTTGTAGCACAAGTTGAGGAACGGAAAGACCTGCAAAAAAGAGAACAAGAACTGGACTTCAAAATTCGCTTTGTAAAATGGGTTTTGGAGGACAACAAACCAAAGGAAAATGACGATGGAAAAAAAGAATCTGAATGAAATTTTGAACGATGCCGTGAAATTCTTCAAGACACACCAAGAACCAATGAAATGTGACTGCGATGAAGAACCTTGTGATTTGGAAGAAATGTCTGACCGCTTTGTGTCGGTTATGAACCAAATCAAACCAGCCGCAGTTGATATTTTGATGGAACACGAACACAATTTCTTGTCCGCTATGAAAGCGTTGGTTGAAAAACACAAATCGCTGGAAACAGTGGAACAGATTGCAAAGTTGAACGAGGCAATTTTGAAACTTTGCAAATAACAGTTTGGGGGCATTGAAAATGTGCGGCAAGGAGGCCAGCCAAGACCAGAAGTAATATAAGTCCCCCACCCTATTGGGCCGTCACGGTTGCCACCTGGTTGAAAGACCATCGCCCAGACAGTAAAATAGTAATGAGCATACTAACACGGCCCGCCCGCGGGGTAAAAAAGATGAAACAAGACACAGAATTTTTTAAGAAACGCAGAAAGTATATCAAGCAGTTGAAAGACCGCAGGTGTGCATACGCAAAACTGGTTGGCGATATTCAACGCGACCTTGAAGTTGAATTTCGCGACTTGCGGCGTTCGGTAGCACTGCAACTCGCTATTGCACACAACCCAGATGCCGACCCTGTGATTGCCGCTGGTTGTGATGAATACTATCGCCGACTAACCGAAATTATAGGACTTAAAAATGAATCTAAACCTCGTCAACTTACCACCGACTGAATGGTCCAAAGACGATTGGCGTGACGCATACGCTGATTACTGCAAGGGCAATATGTATGGCCCCAAGACCAAAAAAGAATACTATGATTTTGTCTTGGAACGCCATAAACGACTGGAAGAGGCACATAAGCCAATATCGCCAGAGTTGCTCAAACAGTGGGTTGAGGGACGCAGGGCAGCGAAAGCGTGGGCACGGAAACGCGGTTGCGACCTGAACGGACGGTTGCTTACAGATGTTCGTGCCGAGGCCGAGGACCGCAGCACACGCGAAATCGCGGAAAGGGCGGAAGATATGGCGGTGGAATCAGTGCAAAGATTGGACGATTTGGACGAAAGAATATATCAAGCAAAGATGCAGAGATTGAGAAATGGCAACTAATTTGACCATCATAGAAGATTCCCGTGAACAGAACCCATTAAACCTGGGTGATATTCGTGGTGTCACAGTGGTCCGCCAAGGCCTCAAAACTGGGGACTATTCCCTGGTGGGCCACGAAGACGAAATATGCTTTGAACGCAAATCTGTGCCCGACCTGGTGGGAACTCTCATCGGCGGGCACGAACGCTTTTTGCGGGAAATGGACCGTATGAAAGATTTTCAGGTCAAATATATCTTGGTTGAACACACCGCAGGGACCGTGTATCGTTATTGCGAACGGCACGGCGTTGAGTATAAATTTGACACAATAATACAAAGTTTATTAGCATACGCTTATCATTATCGCGTTAGAGTGCGTTTTTGCAAAGACAGAAACGATATGACGAGATATATCGTTGCAAAGTGTAAAGAATTTTTGAAAGGAAAGAACGATGCAGAGAAAAACACCACGACAGAAAATCAAATATAGATACGCGGTGACGGTTTTTGATACCATCACTGGCCGAAATTATTGCGTATTAGCAAATTCGCTTGACGAAATTGTAAATTCAACGCTTTTTGCGGTAGATAAACTGAAAGAAAAGGAAAGAGAATGGCAGACAAAAAATTCAAACTCATAAAACCGTTTTATTGTTTTCACCCTGAAATCATCATCAACGACAAACCGCGTCCTGCGTTCTGGGGCGTTGAATGGACCATCTGGGTCAAGAACAACCCGCAGCCAACAATTTACGAACATTATATGCGAAAAGTTGATACCGAAACAGAGGTGCAAAAACTACTCGCCGAATTACTACAAGAATGTGGCGAATTTGGCCCGTGGCAAGCGTGGGACTATCAGAAGTGGTATTTGGACCCAAAATATAAAATCAGCGTCCTGGACCGAAAAAAACGGGCTATCTTTCGTGGCAACCATTCCGTATAAGTTCCAGCCGTTTCCATTCACGGTATTCATCAAGGGTCAAGGCACCTTTTTCGTTATTGCATTTTTTGCAAACAAGGAAGATTTGGCTTGGCCCAAGTTCCTTTTGCCGTGATTTTGGTGGCTCGTGTTCCTTTGTGCCCTCTGCCAGCGGAACCGTTTTTAAGCAATAAGGGCACACGAAACTAATCGTATGCCCATATAATTTTTTCCAACGCTTTGTTTTCATTATTTATTCTTCTTTTTCAGTGCGTCAGCAATAACTTGTGCGTCTTTTTTGGTGAAGACGATTGAAAACACATCTGCCCATTTGATGATTTTCGCCAAAATGTTGTCATCTTTTTGGGTTGGGGTCATTTTAACGATGGCTGTGCAGAACGCAACCAACATACCAAAGCCCGCTGCAATATGTTCCCAGTTTTCTAATAACCAATTCATCTTTTACTCCTTTTTGTTGATTCACCTGTGACAAGCAGGTCAATTTTAGTTTTAATTTCAACCAACAAATCGTGGTCTTTGTCAAACTTTTCAATCTTTTCTTCCATATAGTGTATCTTGGCTTTCATAACGCCATAAGAAACACAAACGGAAACCAAAGACGATACAAACGCTGTTATAATTTCTGTCCAAAGCGTAAAATCATTCATCGCAACCTCCCTATACTGCGACCCCACACGGGTATATTGTTGCCATTGACACTTGTGCGTTCCAGCCAGCCCACGATATAACATCGCCTGGCTTTACAAACAAAATACAAGTGTTTGATAATCTTTCATTACCAGAATTACCACCAGTATAAACAACAGCCCCATTTAATGAAACGGTCACGGTATTACTATAACTGTGTCCCGAAATATAAAACCAACCATATACCGTGCTTGTAGCACCACTACTGATATTTATGCCGCGAGTGTAATCAGGCATAATGGAGTTTATTGTGGCCACAGGAAAACCGCCTTGTGTGTGTCCATCGTGGACGCGAACACCGTTCGTATCGGTATCAAAAGTCAATTCCCCAACAGCCCCCGTGAACGCATTGTTCTGGGCTGTGGTTCCTCTGCGTAATTGTAATCTTCCTGCCATTTTCTATGCCTTTTGGTATTCTGCCTCAATTTCCAAATCGTCAATGGACGCCTGTGTGATTTCCAGTGTGTTATCGCCCGCCTGCACTTGTAATGTCTGCCCTGCGACAGATTCTGTGGTTGCCGTCGCCAAAGGATAGACAACGATAACCGGTGTCCCTGCGGCATATTGTGCGGCAAGCCAAGATTTGAACGCTGTTGCATCTACTGCTACACTTGACGAAATACGAAGTGTCAATGCTCTTCCTGATTCTGGGTTTGTTGGAATATAACCAGAAATACACCCGCCTATTATAGTTTTATCTGCATATAAATCGTCACGAGAATACCACTCAAAATGAGAACATAAACACTCATTAGAAAAGTTTGTTTGTTGTTTAATGTCTGTGAGCGATGTCATATAATAACATTTGTGTGTAGTATCAGACCAAACAGCAGAATAATTCCAATCTTCCGTTCCATCAAGCACCTTTACCCCGACATTTCTCGTGACAGCACCCGACAGTATTTCTTGGACATCTTGATAATCGCCAACCTTTAACAACATTTCGGCTGTTGCTGTGTTGCCGATTGTATCTTCAATCGTTTCTACTGTACCGTCTGTGTAGATTTCAACTGGGTCATTTACTGTGTTGCCAGAAATTAACGTTCCTATATATGCTTCTAAAAATGTTCCATCAACTTTGTTATACATACCATTTACGCCGTTGTGAATTGCTGGTATCAAGTCAAATAACAGTGTGTTGTCTTGATAGAACTTAAATCCGTAAATTTTTACAGAACCACGAGAACCAGTCCAAGCACTAAATATTGATGGCTTATAACCATAGTTAGCGATTGTTCTGGTGTGCGAAATTGTTGACACACCATCCGTCAAAGTCGTGGTTAATCCATTACTTGACTGTGTTGCGGTCATTTGTGTTCTGCCACTTGAACTGATATAATTTGTATTACTAAACCCAATACCGCCACTATAAGGTGATATTTGATACCCTATATAATCAGCACCAAACGAGAATATTCCCCGTGCGTCATATGCTGTTGGTTCCCAATCAAACTCTGCTTTATATGTATGACCACTTGTTCTGTAAAATGGCAACCTTATTTCTTGCGAACCATTACTCTCTAAATAATCTAACAACGTATACCCCAACGGCAACCCCGATGCGTGCCGTGCTTTCAACACCCC